ATGCCCGGCAGCAGCCCGGCAGGCATCCAGCAGCCCGGCAGGCATCCAGCAGCCCGGCAGGCATCCAGATGCCCGGCAGCAGCCCGGCAGGCATCCAGCAGCCCGGCAGCAGCCCGGCAGGCATCCAGCAGCCCGGCAGGCATCCAGATGCCCGGCAGCAGCCCGGCAGGCATCCAGATGCCCGGCAGCAGCCCGGCAGGCATCCAGATGCCCGGCAGCAGCCCGGCAGGCATCCAGATGCCCGGCAGCAGCAGTAAATAAGCACTTGAAAAGGTATAAATAACGGGGGAAAAATAAGCAATGAAAATTGCTTGAAATGCAGTTATAATGCGGCTTTGCGCAAATTGACATAGTGTCAGTTTTGGGCCTAAAAAGTGATCAAAAATAGATATTTTTAAATCATATCGGCATAATGGGATATTATGCCGAAGGTTTGAAAAGATGCACAAAAAACCGGGGGTATTTTACGTCAGATTGCACAAAATTCTTTATGCTTTCCTGTACCCCTGCTTCACATCCCAGATCCCATATTTTTTCACTCCTCTCTCCCTCCAATCTATTCCCATCTCCCCACACCCTGCCGCCAGTAAAATATCCAACTATCCCAATACACGCCAAAGAATAAATCTGCCATCCATCCCCTTCTATCCCATCTCCGAATCTATTCTCATTTATTCCGCTACACCCCAGCTGCCTGTCCAACTCATTCTCTGATCTGTCCCATTACATTCTACTGCAATATCTCTGCATTTATCTGCACATTGCCTGCAATCAATCTCAGCCAGGTTACAATGCAAGTATATTCCTGTGCAAATACTTTGCAATAACCCCACATACACGCCAAACGAAAACGCCGATGATTACTTGCTTTTCGACATTTCTGTCTATTAGCCTTTCAATCCATATCTATTCTGATCCGTTATTCTCTGAACCGACAGAAAGAAGACCATACAATAAGATTAGTCAACACTAACTATAATCAATTCATTCTTCATGCACGCCCACCATCAATCTCCATCTATCCCAACTATCCCACATAATCTGTCGGACTGAATCAGTCAAATCTATCGGATTGCACACATAACACGCGCCATCAGAAAATATCCAAAACGCCCATTTATTCCATACAGCAAAATATCCATAAACCGATAAATATCCGTCCGTCTAACATCCAGAAAATATCCAAATATGCCTCTTCCCCAGATCACACAAAATATCCTGAATGGGGAACAGGGAAGGCAGAAATGCCGGTTACCCGGGATAAGGCCCAGGATTACCCATGCACGCCAGGAACACAGAAACCTGCCCAACGTGGTCCCCAACAGGCGCGAGGCAGGGGAGACTGGATCTGCGGAGCGACACTGGCTGTACCTGCTTCGGGGCTTTGGGGACGGGCGCGGCGGCGAAAACCCCGGCAAATCCACGATTCTATCGTATTTTGGCCGAATGATTCCATGCTCTCTTCACACCCAAAGCGCGATACACTCTTGCCTTGAAATGATTGCAAGAATGAAGTACACATGAATACATGTATACACAAATACAGAAAAACAGTAAAATTAAAAATGACTTCGGACAGACCGGCCAAAACCCGCCCAAAATATCCCAAAACGGGATATGAACTGTACTACTTTATCCTACCAAATCCTACTTTTTGGCTCATTATGCCGAGAGTTTGGGGACGGCCTGGCAAGCCGACAACTCTTGCTTCTTGCGCCGCACCCAAAAGCGGCGCAAAGAGAATGGGATGACCGGAGACCGTTGCCCTTCGATCTTTCGTTTGGCGTGTATGGGAAATTCACCTTTCTCCTTCCGACCGTTCGTTTCTTCTGGAGTGTATGGAAGATCCACTGGCGTGTATAAATGCTTTGTCCTTCTGCCCCTTCCTACGGATGCCCTACGATGGGCTGACTTGAAACGTCAGGCAGTCAGTCTGCTGTACGCCTGGCTGACCTGTACGTACAAGTTAGCCTGAATACTCTGACATACTGGCTGCCATATATAAATTTATTTATTCTCTCTGTGGCCTAAACGGCCAAAGCCAGTGTGTAACCGTCAGGCATCTCACTTCGTAGTTGCCAGTATACAGACTGGCATCTGAAGGACACAAGTCTCCTTCCGGTAAGCCAGTATGATGATGTTGGGCGGCCAGTATGTTATTCAGGCCGCCAGTATACAAACCGGCATCCGTTACATACAAGTCTCCCTCCGGATAGCCAGTCTGTACGCCAAGCAGCCCTGTGTATTCCAGTAAGCCAATAAAAATCCCTTACGGGATTATATAAGCAGGCCACCCGTGTAGTATCCAAGACAAAGGGCAGCCAGTATATTATACAGGCTACCAGTGGTAAGCTAACCAGTATGTATCCGTATAGCTACTGGTTAGCTAACTATATAGCTTATATGTAAGTAAACGCGCACGCGCACGCGAATATATAGAAGAGATTGAAAAATGGGTCAAATGGGCATCAGGAATCGGCGCTGTCATGGGTGGCGTGGGCGAGGGTATACGGTCAAAAACTTGGCTGACTTTGACGTTCAACTGACAGGTCACAACGCAGATGCCCCCGTAACGCCGTATACGCCCCGCACAGCGCCTCCAGCGCCTCGGTCGATACTTTATAAGGGTAAGGGGGTAAAACGCGTAGAAACGCCCGGAAATCGACTTTTCACTTTTTGACCCTGTTTCAGGTTTGAAATAGGGTCAGGATGGGTGGGGAGAGGATGGCGTGTCTGGCCTCCGTCTCCCTGCTTTTGTTAAACGTTGATTAAGAAATGCCCGAAATGAGACGTTGAGCGTGAGATGAGAAGATTTATATAAGTGTGGGGGTTGTAACCCCGTGAGATTGTACATGACAAGGCAAGGAGGACAGAATGGGCAACTACGTTTGGACAAAGCAACAGATCCACGACGAGCTGGACAGGCTGTATGAGAAACATGGCATGGTCGGCGTCAGCATGGCAGTGGAGTTCAGGGACGGCGGATACGGGTATGCGGTGATGGATCGCGTGCTGAAGGATGACCTCTCCGGCTGGGAGTTCGTGGGCGTATGGGGCGCGGTTGACAGGAGCGAGTGGCTCCGGGAGAAGGACTACGGCGTTCTTTGGCGTGTGTGGGACGAGGAACCCACGAAGGAGGACATGGAGAACGCCCTGTGGGACGACCAGTCCTTCGCCGTGACGAAGAAGGGCGTGAACATCCGCACTGAAGGCGCGTTCGTCATGGCGGAGCCGAAAACGACGCACAAGCCCATGACGCTGGAAGAGGCCAAGGAATGGTCTGACGATGAATGCGCGATGGAAGACGCGATTGGCGTGTGGGCCTGGGTGGAGGAGCGTCCCGAGAGCGGCGTTGGCCGGGAGGACGGGATGCTGTTCCGCGCCGTGCTGGACGAGGACTTCTCCCTGTGGCACGGACGCCAGCGCGGGCTGACTGCCATTTGGGGCGCATATGGCATCAACGCCCTGCGGGACGACGAGGTGGGCGAGTGCTTCTTCGAGGAGCGGGACTATGGCAAACTTTGGAGAGCATGGAAGGAAAAGCCCACCAAGGCGGAGATGGCGGCGGCACCCTGGGAACCGCTGTGGGACGAGGAGGAAGAGGATCCGAACTTCGACCTTGACCCCACCCCCGAGGACCTGTATCTGGCGAAGGAGAAGCTGACCCGCGCCGGGTACATCGTCATCCGCAACAAGTAATTCGTGGAGGACATAAACCGGACAGCGAACCACGGGAGGCATAGCGGGTACCGGGCGGGTGCGCTCCGCAATCGGCCCGTTCATGAACGACCCACGCGAGTCCGAAGGACAAGGTTTACGCTCTACAGGGAGTTGCGCCCCTGAAGGCGGTTTAGCAGTCCATGGGCGGGCCTGTCCCGCCTTCATGCCCCGATGGGTGCCTGCTGACGTCGGCAAGCGGGTTCAACTCCCGCGACGGGGCTTCAGAGGGTTCGACGGAACCCGGGGGCGTGCCAGCCCGATCACCTGTCATGCCCTTTATGCCCGGATGGTGTACGGCGCACGGGTGGGTTTACGCCCGCCAGGAGAAGTCCGACTCTTCGATGGGCACATCAGACATATCAATCTTCAGGAGGACACGATGTACGATAGAGACGATCTGGAATCGACGATTGAACAGCTGGATGAAATGCTCTATGCGGCGGAGAAGATTGCAAGGTACGCGGCAAGCACCGGACTCGACCAAACCTCCAACACCCCGTGGGCGGAGCTGATGGATGATCTTCGGGGCGAGGTGAGCGCGATGATGGATGAATACGCCGACCGGCTGGACGCGCTGGATCAGCAGGAAGAACGCGAAATGGAGCGGCAGTACAGGAGGGGTGCGCTGTGATTAAAGTGGCCGGAGGATATTACATCGACGCGGACAGCAAGTGCTACTGGTTCGGGAAGCTGATTAAGAAGCAGGACAAGAAGACCGGCGAGATAAAGCAGCTTGTGGACGGCGAGGGGTACTACTCCACCTTCGCGGGCGCGGTGCAGGGCGTGGCCAAAAAGCTCAGGCTGGACGCCATGGCTAAGGCGGAGGGCGATCTGACGGACGCGCTGGAAGTCATCAAAAAGAGCGATGACAAAATCCTGAAGTTTTGTAAACAATATGACGATCTGGCGGTGACGGGAGGAGCGAAGAAGTGATTGCCGACCCGGTGAGCAAGTGGGGACATCTGCTGATGAGCGTGCTTTCGCTGGTGAACGCGTATCTCGCCATTCGCGGACAGTACTCCGGCTTTTGCATGGTGTCCTTCTGGATTGTGAGCGCACTGACCTTTGGGTGGGGTTGGTTCGTGCTCAAGGTGATTCAGGAGGCGGCGGGGGAGCCGGACGGTGAGAAGGAGGACGGGGATGCCAAAGGTTAAACTGATTGCCGGGCCGAAGGACGAAGACCTGATCCCGGTGGTGGCGGCGGCGCGGTGCTACAGCGGTCTGGAAAACGATGAACTGCTGGAGGCGAAGATGAATCAATCGCCGGAAAAGCGGGCGAAGTTCATTCAGGGCGTGATGAAGACCGGGCATCTGTCCACCGTGGAGCATGTGTCCTTCACCTTCATGATCGAGGATGTGAGCCGGGCGTTCCTCGCCCAGATCACGCGCCACCGCATGGCCAGCTTCAGCGTGCAGAGTCAGCGGTACGTGCGGGTGGAGACCGACGGGGCGCAGTGGTTTGTGATACCGCCGGAGATTGAAAACGACGAGGAAGCCAACACCATCTACCTCAAGGCGATGCTCCGCTCCATCGCGGATTACGACGCGCTGGTGGAGCGGCTCAAGGCGCTGGGGCGCACCGAGGAGCAGGCTCAGGAGGACGCGAGGTTCGTGTTGCCTGAGGGGACGGCCACGAGGATGGTGGTCACGATGAACGCGAGAGAACTGCTCCACTTCTTCTCCCTTCGGTGCTGTAACCGTGCCCAGTGGGAGATCCGGGACGTGGCATGGCAGATGCTGTCGCTTGTTCAGGATGTGTGTCCGAGCCTGTTCAGGAATGCAGGCCCTTCCTGCGCGACGGCGGGGATCTGCCCCGAGGGGAAGCGCAGCTGCGGACATCCCTATGCGAGGAGGACGTAAAATGAGCCAGAATGACGAAGAACGCGTGTTGGAGCGCGGGAGCGACCACGACGAGGGTTGCTGTTATGATGCGGGGGCATATGTGATCAACGGGGTGCATCACTCCGCCATATGCTCCCACCTGAAGGCGGACGCGGAGAGCGGCCAGTTCGTCTGCGACCTGACGGGTGAAGTTTTGTGCCGGAAGGAGCGGATGATGTTTGGGGACGGATACCGGGACATCTGGGTGGACGCGCCGGAAGGCACATGCCCCCTGCATGGCCGGGACACCATCGTCCTCGGCATGCCGCCCAAACGCGGATATTACTTGTAGATCATTTTGCCGACGTCGGCAAAATGTTGGCATGCCGCCCAGACGCGGGTATTACTGACGGGGAGGGGACATACGGTTGGGCGCTGTACACAAAGAGACACCGGCCCAGAACAGGGGCTGGCACGAGTACGAGAGCGTCTCTTTGAGCGACCCCAAGTGCATCGCATCTCTGATTAAGTTTCGTTCTGTGATTTATCCCACGCAAAAGAGCTGCACACATTTCAGCGAATTGATGACCTGTATTTATCTTGACATTGACGAACTGATCCGAAAGACGCCCATGCGCAGGGTCGAACGGGAGACACTCAAGGCCCTGATGAAGGGCGACACCATACAGGACGTGGCCTTTGACCAGGGCACGGACGAGCGGACGGTTGTGATTCAACTGGAGACGGCCACCCGCAGGATGGCCATGGAAAACGAAAAAGCGAGAGAAAAGAGCCTCAGAACGAGGCTATATGTTAAATGTTTGTAAAAATCCTGTCGTACTGTCAAAAACTGGCCCTTGATATATAGAGGGGGTATGGGCGTTAGTGAATTGCCATGAAAAGAACCTCTACTGGCAGGACGTTCACATCGAGTGCGATGATGAGAACGTGGTGCCGGTGATTTACGAGCATATGGTCGAGCCGTTTCTTGAGGACATCGAGCAGGGATGGCTGGCTGAATCGGTAAAGCAAACCGGGGCGGAGGAGCGCGTGAAGAACTATCTGTCCCATGTGGCCTCCTTGATGATCCGAAGACCGGACGAGTTCGGCATCAAATCCGAGCGCGAAATGCGAAAGATTCAGGAGCGGGAAGTGCCGTGCGAGAGCATCGATCCGATGACACATCCCATTGAGAAACCGCTCCGCGTGCGGAAGAAGCCGGAGAAGAAAGAGAGCCAATACGACAAAATCGCAAAAATCAAACAGGAACATCCGGGCGCTCAGTTCTTCTGGGCTACGGTGGATGTAAACGGGGACTTTGAATGCGGAGGACAGCGCTACCGCGTGGTGGACAAACGCTACGCCGGGCGCAGGGCGAAAGGTTTCTCCGGGACGTATTATGACTTTGATAAGGTATGGGTAGTGCGCTGGCAGGAAGGCGGCAAGGCAGTTATCCGGTTCTATTCGCAGAGGGTGGATGAAATCCCGGAGGCGAAGATACTGACCGGCGCGGTGACGGAAAGGAACAGGTGACGGATGGAGGAACAGCTCAAGCGGCGGGAAGGCGAAACCCTCGGCCAATGGAGGGTGCGCCTGATTCTGGCGAAGGAAGACGGGATGCTGGACGAGTCCTGGAACGACATTGCGAATCTCATCAAGTGCGACTACTGCGGGGACAACCTGCGCAAGGTGGCCAAGGGATGCGCGATGGCGAGAGACGCGGGACTGGTGAAGGATACGGCGCAGGAGACAGACGGGGACGAGGTGGAGCGGTATGAAGCCGCGATGGACAAGCAGCGTGCGAGGGACGAGCGAACCGACCTTCGCAAAGCGCTCCGGGACACATCCCGGTTCGTGCGTCGGCTTGACCTGATGGAAGAGCGCATCAGGGAGATGGGCCGGAAGGTGTACGAGCCGATTACATATATGGGCAAACCCGGCATGGGCGACCCGGAGATGATCGTCATCCTGTCCGACCTGCACATTGGCTTGAAGTTCAGCGGCATCGACGGCAACGCGTACAGCGTGGAGATCGCCGAGGAACGGATGCGGGCCTACGCCGCGAAGGTGCGTGCGCTGGCGGCGGAGCAGGGCATCGCAAGCGTCCGTGTGGCGCTGTTGGGCGATCTGGTCTCCGGCAACATTCACAAGCCCATTGCGGTAACCAATCAGGAGCATGTCATCGACCAGGTGATGATTGCGTCTGAACTGGTGACGGACTTCATGTACGCCATGTGCGAGAGCTTTCAGGACGTGGAACTGCACAGCGTGTCCGGCAACCACAGCCGGATCGACCTGAAGGATGAGGCCCTGCCGGACGACCGGCTTGACCGCATCGTACCGTGGTTCGTGCAGAACGCGCTGTCCCACTGCGAAAACCTCATGGTGAAGGATCCCCTGAATCCCACGCTGGACATCATGGACGTGCATGGACGGGAGTACTACCTCGTTCACGGCGACTATGACGGGTTCGACGTGAGCGGCGTGGCGCGTCTTGCCATGGTGACCGGACGGATGCCCTACGCGGTGCTGTACGCCCACAGACATTATCCCACCGTGACCAAGCCCAACGGCGTGTGGATGGTGCAGAGCGGCTCCCTGTGCGGGAGCGGCGATGACTACACCACCGAGAAGCGCCTGATCTCTCCGGCCTGTCAGATGGTCCTGATTGCCGGTGAAAATGGCATTGAGTCCACGCACTTCGTGGAGTTCGGCGGTGAGCGGGATGCCTAACAAAAAGACGCCCAAGCCGCCTACGATGACCGGGATTGACATCAATCAGGCCCGGGACATCGAGAAGAAATGCGCCAAGTGCGGCAGGATGCTCCCACGCGCCAAGTTCTATCCGAATAAGGATTACAAGCGGGGATTCCTCGCCGACCGCTGGTGCAAGGACTGCGCGAACAAGTGCAAGGACGAGCTGTCCTTCCGCGAGTACATGCTGGAGAACAACCGCGCCTGGAGCCGGGCGCTCTGGCATGAGGCGGAGAGCCGCGCCTACACGGACGGCGACGTGGTGGCCGCCATCGAGGGCACGGACGGCGAGAAGCGGGAGCGCATCCTCGCCGAGCGCACCGTGCAGGCCGCGCTGAAGCTGATGAATCAGGGCCGCTACTACAAGTACGTGGACTATGAATCGGCAGACTTCGACGTGGACGTGAAGGCGCAGATGGAGGCCGACAAAGCCGCCATCAAGGAAAGCGCACAGCCGAACGGCTCGGTGACCGTCTACAGCGAGAAGTGGCAGGGGAGCTACACGCAGGCTGAGATCGAGCGCATGGACCGCGACTTTGAGAACATCGTGAAGGTGCGCGGCATTGAGGATCTGATCGGCGAGGACTACTGCCGCAAGTTCGTGAAGCAGTCGGTCATCGTGGACCAGCTTCAGGAGCGGGTGAGGAACAACCCCACCAAGGAGAACGACCAGCAGTACAAAAACGCGGTGGCAAACCTTGAGGCGCTGTCGCAGGCGGCGCAGCTGGCACCCCGGTACCGCAAGGCGGACTCCAGCATAGGCCTCGGCTCCTTCGGGGAATTTGTCAAGGCAATGGAATCAAACAACCTGCTGACGGTGAGGCCGGAGTTTCCTCCGGATCAGGTGGACGGCATCATCGAGAACCTGCGGCATACCATACAAGCGGTGCAGGGCGCAGGCGGGCTGTGGGACAAGGACGACGGCAAACCGGGCACGGTTTGACCGTCCTTTCTTTTGGGAGGAATAAATGGGCAGAGAGGCGCTCAAAGACCTGATCAGCCCGGAGATGTACGAACACCTGGACACCTGCGCACAGCAAATCTGGTACTGGCGGACGCACTTGGATGTGTTCATAGAACAGTACCTGCACATAAAGCTGTTTGACTTTCAGAAGGTTATCGCCCGGATGGTGGGCAACGGGGACGATCTGGGGCTGGCGCTGTCCCGTGGACAGGGCAAGACATGGCTCCTCGCCACCTGCGCTGTGGCCATTGCCCTGCTGTGGCCGGACAGCCCCATCATCTCGGTGAGCAACACCGCGCCTCAGGCGAATCTTCTGCTGGAGAAGATACGGGACGAGCTGCTCCCCAACGAGGACATCACCCGGGAGATTGACTACGGCGTAGGCAAGGGAATCAAGATCCGGCAGAACGGGCGCTCGGCGATCTTCTGGAAGAACGGGAGCCGGACGCAGGCGTTGGTGCTGGGCAAGGAAGGCACGAGCATACTGGGCCAGCGCGGGAAGATGGTGGTCATCGACGAGGCGAAGCTGATCCCCACCAGCATATGCAACAACGCCATCGGCCCGGTGCTCAACTACAAGCGTCCGGTGTTCTATCAGCTGCGGGATCAGGGCTTTCAGGATTACAACAGCAAGATCATCAACATCTCCAGCGCGTACTTCTCCTCCTGCGACTTCTTCGGCAGATTCAAAAACACCCTGCGGAAGATGGCCATGGGGGACAGGGGCGCGTTTGCCTGTGCGCTCGACTTTACCTGCTGTATCCGCACGGGCATGCAGGACGCGGACTACTACGAGCGGGAGCGGGCGAGGATGAGCAGTGTGGAGTTCGCCATGGAGTACGGCTCCGTCTTCGTGGGAGCCAGCGACAACACGGTGTTCCCCTACTCGCTGACCGAACCCTGCCGCGTGCTGGACAAGGTGGAAATCACCCAGCCCAAGGGCAGCGAGAGCCGCTACATCATCGCGGCGGACATCGCGGGCGACGGCAACTACGATACGGCGGACAACTCCGTCATCGCCGTGCTGAAAATCGTGGAGCGGCAGAACGGGCGGTGGGCCAAGCATCTGGTGTGGCTGGGCGCGTACCGGGGACTCTCCCAGCGGCAGATTGCCGAGGAGATCCGCACGGTGTATCTGCGCTATCCCCGCACCGAGGCTATCGTATATGACGCAAACGCCATCGGACGGGGCCTTGAATCCCTGTTCGACCAGCCCTGGCAGTACGAGGACGCGAAGGGGAACAAGGTGGAGATGCCGCCGATGCTCCCGTACAATTCGCCCGCGTCCTACAAGAGCATCAAAATCCTGCATCCATTCATCGCCACCAACGCGCTCAACGCGCAGATGGTGGGCATCCTGACCCGCAATTTTGAGGATAAGGAGCTGATGCTCCCCATCCCCTCCAACACGGTGGAGAACATCACGCTTCTGCCCCGGCTGGAGGATGAGGACGACACCACGGAAGAGGCGCAGGAAAAGCGCAGGCGCACGATGCTTCTGACCGAGGAAGCCATGGTCTACAAGGAGGCCGACGAGCTTCAGGCGGAACTGGGAAACATTGTGGGGCGCATGAGCGCACAGGGGAACATGGTGTACGGCACCGCCGTATCCACACAGCGCAAAGACCGGTTCAGCGCGGTGGCCATGGGCATGTTCCTGATTGACCGGATGGAAACCACGGAAAGACGAAGCGACTACGCATCTGACGACGAGGACATGCCCTTCGTGGTCAGCGCAATGTGAGGAGGTGAGAGGGCATGGGCCTGATACGCGACTTCCGGGAGTTCCAGAGGGAGCGGCATAAACAGCCGGTTGCGGCGGACGTGCCCGCAAAAGCGCCCTCCGAAGAAAACAGTTATGTGAACGGCACATACAGCGTATACGAAAACAACAGCATCACGGTGCGGGGTGAGCCGCTGGGCTACTGCTTTGCGGATTTGCTCCGCGATCCCCAGGGCAGGATTTACGACCTGTACGCGCTGGCGCTGTACTACAAGAATGCCGACCCATACGTGGGCGCGGCCATTTCCAATGTGTACGTGCCCTTCAGCGTGGCCAAGGACTACCAGCTCGTGGGCGTGAGCGAGGAGACCAAGGAAAAATACATGGCGCATTACAAGCGCATCGGATTCAACCGCCTGCTCTCCTCGATTTTCGATCAGTACTACACGTTCCAGAACGTGTTCGTGTACCTGATGCCCGACGGCACCATGTTCACCCTGCCGCCCCAGCGTTGCCGCATCTCCGAGGTGCAGTTCAACGGGGAGCCGGTGGTGGAGTTCGACCGGCAGGGGATGTTCGACGAGGACATCCTGCACAAGACCGGAAAGGCCCGGGAAAAGTACATCAAGGCCGTGGCCGCCCGCATGAAGGGCGTGCCGCCGGAGATTTTGCCCCGGGTGGAGGACAAGGGCTTTGAGCGGTGGGTACAGCTCAACCCTGACAACATCTTTGCCGCGCAGGCTCCCAAGCCGGACTGGCAGAGATACGCGGTGCCCACCATCGCCCAGTGCCTGCCCGCGCTGGGGCGCAAGGCGCTCATCAACGACTACGTGAACGCCCAGCTCCGCTTCGGCATCAAGGGTTTCCTGCATGTGCAGGTGGGCGACAAAGACAAGGACGCGGGCGTGATCAAGCCTGACCGGCGGCATCTGGAGTCGGCGGCGCAGGCTTTCAATCAGGGCCTGCGGGGCGGACAGCAGGTGGTGACTCCGTGGTACTGCACGGCGAAGTTCATCACGGTGGACACCAGCACACTGTTTGACAAAGACAAGTACGCCGAGGTGAACCGGGAAATCCTGTCCGCCTACGGCATCAGCGGTGTGATCTCCATGGGTCAGCAGGAGGCCGGTTCCTACGGCCAGGCGAAACTGTCCCTGGACACCGCCGCGCTGCGCATCGAATGGGCGCAAAGTACCATTGAACAGATGATGCGCAAAGTGAACGAGCGGCTGGCAAAGCGGCTCTCCCGGGTGAGCATCAAGGACGTCCCGGACTTCCAGTTCCCGCACGTTGACCTGACACGGGACGGGAGCTTTGCCGAGGCCGTGTACAAACTGTGGATGCAGGGCATGGTGAGCGACCGGACGCTGCTTGACACCTATGAACTGGACATCGCTCAGGAGAGCGAGAGGCGCACCGTGGAGAAGCGCGACGGCACCGAGGAGCTGTTTAGCCCTCGCCAGAACGCCTACACCAGCAACACCACATCCACTGCTTCGTCCACCGGGGAAGGACAGGCCGGGCGACCTGCGCTCAGCGATGACGAGCGTTCCTCCGACCCCGCCAACAGTTCAACAGGAGCGCAACCGAAACCCAGCAACAGCCGGGGATCGGGTGTGTAGCCTGACGCTTTGCGCGTGGCAACCCCCAGTGTCAAGCGCAAAACGGAGGAGGTATAAAGTTGCCAAACCGTAGAGTCGTTGCGGAGATCACCAGCATCAACGAGCAGATTGCGGGATATATCCCCAACGATGTATACATGGCAGTCCGTATCCGTATGATGTCCACCGCACCGAACCGGAATGGCGATGTGATTGAGAGGAGCTTTATTGACGGGATCGTCAACAATGCGTCTTTCTACAACGGTACCCCGGTCAAGGTGGACATCGGGAGTCTGCTGACCTATGAGAGGCTGGGACACAGATATGACCAGGCCACCCGTGAGTGGCATACCGACCAGATCGGAAGCATTGTGTCCTTTGAAGCCGTGGAAGAGGAGGGCGAGTACGTCCTCTACGGCATTGCGCGGATTGAAAAAGCACGCCAGGAAGTGAGCGCAGCCATACTCGAACTGTACGAGATGGGCGCATTGAAGTTTTCCTTTGAGATCATGGCGGCTGACCTGCGCATCGAAAACGGCCTGACATACATAGGGTTCAGCGAGAACAACTATCTGACGGCCATGTGCATCGTATCGGTACCCGCTTATGCAGACGCGGAGGCTGTTGCTCTCGTCGCAGAAATGGAGAATGAGCCGATGAATGACGAAGAGAAGAAGGTCATTCAGCCCGAGGAGCAGGCCGCTCCCGAAGCCGAACAGGTGGAGGCTGAAGTGACCACGGTGGAGGAGCTGACTCAGGGACAGCCTGAACCTGCGCCCGAAGCCGAACCCACCCCGGAGAAGAAGATCGAGGAGACCACGCAGGAGGACGACGAGTCCAGCCAGCCTGCTCCCGATCCCGAGCCGGAACCCGATCCCAAGGACAGCGGCGATGGAACCAAATCCATTAAGACTGCCCCCGCCCTTGTGCAGGAGCCGGAGCAGCCCGAGGAGGACGGGGACAAGACCGACCCCGTGCAGGCGGAGCTTGAGGAGCTTCGGGCCTTCAAGGCGCAGGTGGAAGCCGAGCGCAGGGAAGCCGAGGCCGAGGGCAAGCGCGAAAAACTGCGCGTGTTCGCCGAGCGCATCGGTCTGGACGCCGCCGCATACGCCCAGCAGATTCATGACCTCGACTATGAGGCGATCTGCATGGCGGAACTGCCCGCCGAGCCGGTTCAGGCGGAAGTGAACGAACCGGAAGAAGACAAGAACGTTCGCGGCATCCCCATGGAGGAGCCGAAAATGAACGACGCCGAGGGCGCCCGTCCCAAGTGGGAAGGCTTTGTGACCGACCCGACGGGCCTCGACGAGTAAAATAACAGGAGGAATAGCAAATGGCTGCTTATATTCGCAACAACAACCCCACCATCGTGGGCCTGAAGGTCGTCGATGAGGCCGGTATCGCGGGCGGTGTGCCCGTGAAGATGACGAACCTCGAGCCTGGCAATGCGCAGACCGCCACCGCCACTCTGACCGGTGCGGATGCTGAACACGTCTATCTGACCGTCAACGTGCGCCATGACTGGAACATCCCGGGTGACGACGCTACCGCTGTGATCCCCGAGGACGGCTACATTGCCGCCGTGCATCCCCAGCCCAACGATGAGTTCGTCATCACCGTGCCTGCCATGACTTCCTTCGCCAGCGCGACCCAGTGCTACTTCGCCGCGAACGGTACCCTGACCGCTGGTAAGGGCAGCGCCGGTTTCGGCCTGATGGACATCCTGGACAAGACTACCGCCTACGGCCAGCCCGCCCTGCATGTGCGCGTCCTGTCCTGGGCCGCGAACTCCTGATGAAAGCGAGGACGAACGAAGATGAAGATTGAGAAGAACGACAAGATTGTCACCATGCTGTCTGCCTCCGCTCTGGGCGAGAAGAACGCGGACAGCATCCAGCAGGTGAACGAGTTCACCGCTGACCTGATGAAGAACCCCACTCCCGAGAACAAGTACCATATGGCCGAGCTGATCCGCTTCGCCGTGCAGGACGGTCTGGACGAGCGGTTCGACTACCTGAACGCCATCGCGGACAACAAGGTTGTGGGCGACGCCGACGAGCTGCTCTTCGACGTGAACTATGCCAACGCCTACGCCGTGGTGCAGGCGGAGAACTCCACCACCCCCATGTGGTATCCCGCCACCAAGAGCGTGAGCCTGCCTACCGTTGAGGTGGCCAGCCGCTTCCGCGTGTCCATGTACGACATCCGCTCCGGTCGCGCCGACCTGCCCCGCCTGACCCGCATGGCCATTGCCGCCATGGAGTCTCAGGTTGCCGGTATGGTCAAGAACGTGCTGGCCAACTATCCCATGTCCGTTGCTCCCTTCTACGGCTCCGGCTCCGGCGTGGTGCCCGCCACCTTCGACCCCATGCTCCGCCACTTCCAGCGCTACGGCTCTGTGAACATCGTGGGCGACATTGAGGCTCTGGACGCGCTGGCCAACGCCGCCAACGCCGATTCCTGGACTTCCGGCGACATGAAGAACGAGTTCTTCAACAACGGCTTCATCGGCAAGTACAAGGGCGCGAACGCCATCCAGCTGACCGGCGGTTACGAGGCCGACGGCATCACCGCCGTCAACCCCACCGACAAGCTGTTCATCCTGCCCGGCGGCTACGAGTCTCCCCTGAAGATTGGCCGCAAGGGCGACGTCCTCGCCATCGAGGAAGTCCACGGCGACACCGCCTTCTATGAGGTCTCCCTGCGCCAGCGCGTGGGCGTGGGCTTCATCTATGGCACCGTCCCGATGATGGGCATGTACGAGATCCAGTAACCCAAACCATGGAGGGCTGTCTTCGGACGGCCCTCCGTCTTTTGCAAAAGGAGAAGGCTATGGCAGATTATATCATTGAGAATGCGGCAAAGTTCAGCGTGGGACTGCGCAAGTTCAACGGCGTGGCCGTGAACATCGCACCCGGCAAGCGCGTGTCCCTGTCCGAGGACGACATCCTGAATGAAAGCCGCGCAATGAGCCGGTGGCTCAGCGACGGCGTGCTGAAATGCGCCGACCCCAAGGTATACGAACTGTTGGGCATCACCACGGAGAATGCCGTGGTATCCATGACAGACGAGGAAATCCAGCAGAAGTTCAAACAGCCCATGAAGGGTTTTGCCAAGTGGCTGGAGGAACAGGACAGCAGCTATGTGCTTAACCGCATTGTGGAAGCGGCCATAGCATACGACGACCTGCCTCAGAAGAAGCTGGAGCTGATTGAGAAGAAAACCGGAGCGCACATCTCCGAGATGCGCAGGCTGACCAAAGCGAAGGAGGAGTAGCATGACCACCGATCTGACAGAGGTGTATAACGAATTCAGGCTGATTGTCGGAGGGTATGCGCCCCTCACGCCCCTGTCGGAGGAGGACTACTTCATCATCTTCAAGCGGGGCATACGGCGCATGTACATCGACACCGGACGGGCGAGTCTGTACGTGCCTTCCAACTTTACGGAGGATACGCTGGACGCGTGCCCGGTGGATATGGGCGTGGACGAGCAGTATTACGCCCTGTTGGCCGCCCAGATCGCCTTTTGGCAGCAGATGGCCAAGGACATGGCCTCGCCCAACCGGATGACCAAGCACCAGACGGACGCCCTGTCCGTGACCTTCAGCGACAAGAGCGCGGACAATCTGTATGCGACGCTCCACGACCTGGAGGCGGATTTGCGCGAGGCGTACTTCAAGATGCCTCAGTTTGTGGGGGCGATTGGCAGATGATTGACAAGGACAGGCTGACGTTCATCAAGCACACGCAGGGCCTGCCGGACATGGAACTGCCTGCCGACACTTACTTCGACGATTTCAGGCGGAGGATTCAGGCGACCATCGGCACGGTGGAGAACATATGCTACACCTGCCAGGGCGGCAAGAATAAGTCTGAATGGGACGAGTACGTGTCCCAGCAGTTTCAGACCTTCCGCCACGCGATGCTGGACATTGCCGACGAGGTGGGTTCGCTTGCGGAGGGCATGGTCGTGAAAGATGAACAATCCGGAAACACCGGATGGTTCCGCCGGGGGAGGTGACACGGTTGCAGTACGTATATCCGCTTGCGCCCTTTGAACAGGCGTTCAACGACTACGTGGATACGGTGATCCCCAACGTGAACTCCGATCTGTGGCTGTGTCATGACTACGAGGAGTGCAAGGGCGACTGGTCGGACTGCGAAGTCATCCGCGCCATGACCACCGTCATCAACTGGAAATCCAACGTGGGCAACTCCGATACGACCCACAACTTCAGGACGAAGCTCAGTGTGGACCTGAGGCGCGGCGACTACGTGAAGGATATCGCTACCGGCGAGGTAGGCATGATTGTGTGGTTCGTGGATAAGATGCCGGACTGTAACAAAACGCAGGTATCCGGCTGCAACCTGCGCACCACCGTATACAGGCCGAACGGCGTGCCGGAAGTGATCGACCCGCGCACCGGGACGCTCGTGCAGGAAGCCAGCGATCTGGTTATCGCTGAGGAGTATCCCTGCGTGTACACCACGCTGTACGGGCGCTACGACTATGAGATGCGCAACAACACGCCCGGCATCGCGCCCGACCAGAAGATTGAAGTGAAGATTCAGTTCAATGAAGCCACGAAACAGATCCGGGAGGGCGACCTCTTGGACATTCACGGCATACTGCACCGGGTGATGTTTGTCACCATGTCCACAGTGGACATTGACGAAACCCACGGCGTCATGGTGCTGACCTGCGAGAGGGTTGCCGGTGGCAGCTGATTTTGAGCTGGTTTTCAATGAGAAGCGGTTCAGGCAGGATTTTCAGCGCATCGTGGGAAACGCGCTGAGGCAGGCCGGGATGATCGCCATGGAGATGATGACCAAGCATGTCATGAGCCTGGACATCCACAATTTCAGGGCGGACTGGAAGCAGGAAGTGGCCAGCAAAATCAACATGAAGATTGAAAAGGAAACCGATGCGGCCATGAGTATGCTGGTGGGCCTGATCGACCAGGACGACGAGTGGTTCATGATGCGTGCGCACATCCTTGAATACGGCATGGGCAGCGCGGCAGACCCGGCTGGAGGCGGAGACCTGGAGCCGGTGAGCCATGTGCAGGGCGTGGCCGGTATCAACGACGACGTGACCGGATACGCACCTATCTCTGATACACCCACGTTCCTTCTGCCGGACAGCTGGAACCATCCGCCGGGACATTGGTTCAAGGACTCCGCGACGCTCCTGAGCGAAGTGTTCGACGAGATCATGTCGCAGGCTCTGAACATGATTGACCTCTTGGACTATATTGAACAGAAAGGAGACTGGACGATCCAATGGACGGTAAGTCTGTGATGCAGATGCACACATGGGAAGGCAATCTGGCCAACGCCATACGGGACGTGTTTCAGGATGAAGAGCTGAAAACCCTGATGCTGATCCCCGAGAGCGACATGGACAGTCTGGTCGCCTTCCGGGACAAATACTTCGTGAACCAGCCCATCTCCGACAGGCTGATGTTCACACAGCGCGTGCGGGTGCTGTATTCTCAGGAGAATCCCACCGAGAGCAACAGCCCGCATGTGATGTATCATCGGGTGTACTGCCACATCTTTGTGAAGAACACCGACGCGTACACCGTGGGTCAGGACCGGATGATCCACAGGGGCGACCTGATTGCCGTGCGGCTCAAACAGCTCTTTTGCAACATGCCGCATGAAAACATCCGGTTCACCTGCCGGGGCATATACGACCTGTCCTCCAAGATGGAGGGCTACGACCACAAATGCGTGGTCTTCCGGTACAAACGCATTTACACCTACTGATAACAAGAGTCGCCTTCTGGGGGAAGCGGCCTTTTGTTATATACACCAAAAGGAGGAAAGCTATCCATGGCTTATGTCAATATTGCCGGTTATCAGGGCTACATCATTGACGTCGCCTATGCGCTGTTTGACCGCGCCGACGGCAAGAGCTTCCTGATGCAGAACGGCTCTTCCACTTCCACGGCGTCCACCCTGGACAACGTGACCATCTCCAACGGCTGGCTGGTCAGCCCGCAGATCATCATTGACACCACCCGCACCTACACCTTCACGTACACCTCCAACATGACCGACGTCATGCTGATCGCGGGCGTGAACAACCTGACCCTGAATCAGGGCGCGGTGACCGTGCGCGACGGCGGCTACTTCACTGCGGAAACCGTGACCGGCACCCCTGCCAACGTGCAGTTCGTGATCCCCGCTGCGGCCTCCGATCTGTACATTGACGGTCTGGAGCTGGCGGAGACCCTGGCCGAGGGCAAGTACACCGTGACCAGCGCCGAGGGCCAGACCACCGTGACCATGCTGGCCGCTGACGTGCCCGCCGGTTCTGAGGTCGCCGTGATTTACACCACCACCTCTGCCGAGACCGCGTCCACCATGGACTTCAACGGCAACACCCCGTCTGCCACCGGCAGACTGACCCTGAAGTGGCCTCTGTACACCTCTCAGGATGAGGGCGCTGGCATCAACGCCTACATCTACCAGACCTTCCCGAAGGTCAAGGTCACCCAGGTGCCCGGCTTCGACAACAGCTACAAGTCCGAGGGCAGCGCCAGCATCGAGTTCACCAGCCTGTCTCAGCGCTCCGTGAACGCGAAGAACTGGTCTATCTCCATCGTGCCTGTGGCGTAACCGGCCCCATCGCTTTCAGCCCCTGCGGGAGCTGAACGCCGCCAATTTGGCAACGCGGCGCATACAGACAATAAACCCTGTGTGCGCCGCTTTTTTCGTACAGGGAGAAACTGAGATTAGTGCGGCAATCCGCAATTATTGTTCAGATTGCCGCCCGTTCGGAGGAGAAGGATGACGGAGCAGGACAAGGAGATCATGGCGAGGCTCAAGGCGCAGAAGGAACTGCCCGACGTGGAGCCGATTGTGAATGCCGAAACGGAACTGAAGGAACCCACGAATGATGAGAACTGCATCGTGGTGAACGGAAAGCCCATTGAAATTAAACCTACAAAATTGCGTTACTTTGCAAACAACTCGGTAAGTTTTTACCGGATACTGGATACGGTGCCCCTTCCTCAGATCTACATGATGACCGACGAGGAGAACGGACTGGACGGAGAGACCGCCATACTGACCTTTGTGGCGGCGGTGCTGGACGATCTGAAACTGGCGAAGCGCATCTACCGGGAGATGGACGCGTCCCAGTTACTGCGGCTGGTTGAGATTTTCAAGCGGCTCAACGGCATTGAGAGCCGGGAGGAAGCCGCAAAAAAAGCCACGGCGGCCAAGGCGAAAGCATAGACTTGCCGGACGCGATTGCGTTGGTCGCGGTGTATATGGGGGAGACGGATGAGGAGAAGATGCTGGACATGCGTTATCCCTTCTTCAACAGGGTGCTTGCGCAGCTGAACAGGAAACTGCGGTATGACGCGGCGACCGGCTTTGCGGGCAACTCCTTCTTCAAGGAGGCGGGAAAGCTGGTGGAGGAATCGAACCCCCTGTTCAAGGAAAAGAAGGGGCACGGCATGGCGCTGGCGGACGAACTGGCAATGCAGGCCACGATGGCCAGCGTGAATACGGCAAAGCCCGGAGCGGGCAGACAGGAGATTGGAGGTACGGTGATTTTCTGATGAAGTGGGAAGAGATTCATATTAAGGACGATTTCAAGGCGAGGGACCTGGCGGAGGCTATGCGGTTGCTGGCGGACGAGGTGGTGGAGGAGAACGCGGACGGCACCGGGTACGACCGGTATGTGGGCATGGAGATGCCTATGTGCCTGCTGCTCGTACTCTCCGAGTTCACCGACGCGGATCTGACGGAGTTCACCGAGGATGGGCATGTGGACGCATACGCGCTGTGGTGGGCATACGAGCATCTGACCACGGAGCAGCTGGATGGGATGAAGGAGCTGGACGATCTGATCGACCATGCGCGTTGGCTCCTTGGCGACTTCCGCGAGGAGCGGATGCGGAAGCTGGATGCGCAGATGGGCGTGGGCGTGCAGATCAAGCGCATTGCGGACAAGCTGAAAAGTCTCGACGGAAAGGACATGAGCGTGCTGAGGCGCGTGCTGACCGACCTGATGATTCAGCAGAAGAAGGCGGAGGACGCGCCCGCCCCCGCGAAGAAGAGCGGCGTGGTGGATATGAGCGCGTTCAAGCCGAAGAAGGGCAAGAACGAATGAGATGTGAGGCGGGCCATCCCGCCTCCTGATTGACGTGAGAGAAAGGGGAGGGACGGCCTGTTATGGCGCAGGACATCAGAGAATATCTGCTTTCGCTGAAGGCGCAGGCAACGAATACCGGCGAGCTTACCAAGGGGCTTGAAAATGTTGGGAAAGCCGTAAAGCAGACTCAGCAGAGGATCACGCAGGACTCCAAAGCGGAGGCCAAACTGCGCGAGAAGATTGCCCTTGAGGAGACCAAACTGCGCATTGAGCAGGAAAAGACAGCGCAGACGAGAATCAAGGAAAGCTCTAAACAGATTCTTTCGCAGATCAATGCGGAAATGACCCAGAAGCGCATGGCCTACTCCAAGGACATGCAGGCGAGGAAGGCCGCCGATCAGCAGGCGCTTGAAAATACCAAGCAGGTTAATCGGATTGCGCTGGAAGACGAAAAGCAGAAAAACCGGCAGGCCATGGTCGATTATCGGGCTGCGCTGGCCGAGAAGAAGAGACTGCTTAAGGAGGAGCAAAAGGCAGAAGAGGCAATCAGAAAGCAGTCTCAGCAAAACGTAAGGGACTTTTGGAACAATCAGATACAGAACGCAAACACCATCACTCAGGCCTACAGTGTGATGGCCTCCCGCATCGCCATGTACTTCAGGCAGGCATTTTCCGACGCAATCGAATATGCCAAGGACTTTGACCGGCAGATGACCTCCATCGCCATCGTGACCGGCGACTCCACGCAGAAGCGCGTGCTGGGCGAACGGTACGAGGACATGGCGCAGGAGATGAAGGTGTCTTCCACCGAGATTGCGCAGGCCGCCGAGGAACTGTACCGGCAGGGCCTTGGCTCTGAGAAAGAGGTTGAAGACCGCCTGCGCGTCATCACCGAGTACGCGAAGATCTCCGGCTTGACCTTCTCCGAGGCCGTGGAAGCCATGACCGCCGCTATCAACTCGTTCACCGCAGATGGGGAGAGCGGCGCGGACACCGCACGGCGCATCGCCGATACGTGGGCGTATCTGGGCGACAGCGTGGCCACCTCCTCCGCTGAAATCGGCATTGCCATGCAGAAGGTGGCGTCCTCCGGTCAGGCGGCAGGCGTGGGGCTGGAAAAGCTGTCCTCCTACATCGCCGTGATTGAAGCGTACACCCGTGCCGCGCCTGAAAGCGTGGGCACCGCGCTGAACAGTATGATGTCCCGTTACATGAAGGTGACCTCCAAGGGCTTCGGTGCAAGCGTGACCACCGACGAGGGCGACGTGGTGAGCATTAACGACATCGCCAAGGCCCTGAACGAAGTGGGCATCTCCGTGTATACCGCCGGTCAAGGCTTCCTCGAATTTGGCGACGTGCTGGACCAGGTGGCCTCGATCTGGGAAACCTTGGATGACAACCAGCGCAACTACATCGCCACGCAGGTGGCCGGTACACGCGGTCTGAACTACTTCCTCGCCCTGATGGACGGTTATGCGAACGTTGTCGAGCTGACCGCCGGGGCCTACGACAGCGCGGGCGTGTCCGCCAGCAAGTTTGCAATCTGGCAGGACGGCCTTGAGGCCAGTTTGTCTGAGCTGGACGCGGCGGTGAAGGACCTGTACAGCGACCTGCTCCCCGCCGATACGGTGAAGGGCGTGACCCAGTTCATTACCTCGCTGGTACAGCTGTTCGGGAAGGCAACGGAAGCCACCAACGGCCTGAACGTGAAGCTGGCGCTGGTGGCGGCGGGCCTCCTGATGGTGTTCCGGGCGATTCAGTCGATCCGGAGCGTAGGCGGCGTGGGAGCCATCATCAAAGCGATTGGGACGTCGTTCTTCGGACTCCAAGGCGCGGCGACCGGTGCGACGGTGGCTATTACCGGCATGAAAGCGGCGCTGGCCAGCGTGGGCATAGGGCTTGCGGTGGGCGCGGTTGTAACCCTGATAGGCTGGCTTGTCAATCTGAGCGGCGCGGCTGAAAACGCAAAGAAGAAGATTGAGGAGCTGAATGAGGGCTACTCCACACGGGACAGCTCTGTCAGCGCGACCAGACAACAGATTGATACTCTGAAGGAAAGTATTGAAAACGGTACGCTCTCCATTGATGAATATATGCAGGCAAGAGCTGCCATTGTGGAAAAATATCCAGAGTTGGACTCTGTACTGGCGAAAGAAAAGGACGCTGTGGACAATCTGGCCGGGGCCTATGAAAACCTCGTCAGTTGGGCTGAGAAGAAGACGATGGCAGATTTGTCCGCGTCGTATGTTGCGGCTGCGGGCGGGTATAAGACAGCCGTTGGATCTTACGATAACGCATTTGCCGGAGATATTGCCCGTCTTGGTTCCGCCGAGTCCCAAGGGAATTATTTGATCCGTGCATTCAAAGGTCACTATCTGCCGGACGGCTATGATGGATATGGCGTGGAAGCTATTTCTATGGCAGTCGAGGCCGCGAAAGAAGCAAGAGCGGGGGTCACGGATACATTCAGCGAAGAATATCTCCGTTACAGCAACGACATCAGCATACTTGAAAACGCCTTGATTGTAAAGATGGCCGAGGCGGAACAGCAACGGCGCGATGCGCTTGAAACCATCATCCGTGCGGCGGTTGATCCCCGTGAATTCGGCGGGAATTACATGGCGGCAAGCGACGTCATTGAGCAGATGCTGGCCTATGATTGGGGAGATGCAAGCGCGGAAGAAATCTACGCCATGGCAAAAGACTGGGTTACACAATACGCTCAGGGGATTGCCGACGCGGCAAATTCAGACGAAGTGCAATCCATTCTTGACGGATTTACCATGAATTTTGCCACGAACATAGAGAAGAAATTGCAAAAGACACAGTGGGATCTTAAGTCGCAGGCAATGCAAGAACCGGGATTTGAATTTTGGACAACACTCGCAGAGAATCTCACTCGTGGGCAGACCGATCAGATACTGGCAAAATGGCGTAAGGCGGGTTTTATTTCCAGCGATAAGCAAGTGCGGGACCTGACATCTTACCTCTCCTCTTATGGGACTGGGGAAGAGAGATATGCCAGAGCGGATAAACTGGAAAAAATGATCTTTACAGCCAAACAAGAGAATCCCGAAGCGCCGGACTACAACAGCATTTGGGACATGATCTATGCTTACATGGGCGTGCGGACGGAAAACGGCTCTGTGGTGGTTGGCGAACCGGTTGACATTACAAAGGGCAGTGCGCTCCCTGAGATTATTCCGGAGGACTATAAACTGCTTGGCAAGGACCTGAAAGAACAGTTGGGCGTCCTGTCAGAATACAAGGATTTTGTGAGTCCCAATACCGGCAATGTCATTTCAGCGAACGTGGTGTATGGATGGCTCACTTCTGTTCTCGGCGATGAGGCATGGTTAGCGCTGGTTGAAGAGCTTGAATGGATGGACATGGATACGGCGCACGACCTGATCTCCAAGTTGCTGGACGATTACATTTCTTCCGTTATCCTCAGCGGCGAAAAAGAACTGCCGGATCTGACCCAGTTCTTTGAGGATCTGAGCGCGGGGATTGGGATTGACCTGTCCCAGCCCGGGCAGACCAAGCCCAGAAGCGTGGAACAGTATACGGACGCCGTTACGAAAATGGAAGAGATGGCGCGACTGTCCGATTTTGTTACCTCCCTGACGGGTGATTTGGACGAAGCCAGCCTCACCGACATCAAGACCAAAGATCTGTCCAAACTGCTGGAAGCCTATCCTCAGCTTGTGCAGTACATGGGCGACATGAACGCCATGCGGGAAGCGGCCATTGACCTGCTGGCGGCGGAGAATGAGGAGTACGGCTGGCTCCTTGAAAAGTACGGTCTTTCCATTGAAAGCACGAAGGATCTGTCGGGCGCGGTGCTGGCCAACATCACGGCCAACAACAAGGCCTATGCCGCGATACGGAAAATCCAGCAGGGATATGAACTGACCGAGGCGGAACTGACCGCGCTGACCAAGGAATATCCCGAAGTGACGGATGAACTGTACGCGTACATTCATGGCACAGCCACAGCGGCGGACACCATGAACGCCCTGTGGAAGGCCCAGTCCAACGCCAACGCCAAGACGTTTGCGAAGAACCTGCAAAGCCTTGTGGCATCCATGGACGATGTGGTGGAAGGGACGGACGATTACAGACAAATCCTTGACGAGCTGGGCAACCTGTTCACCGGCGGCATCGGCGACATGAGCAGCTACGACTTCGCGGCGCAGTACATTGACCAGATCCGCGAGGCGGCAAACGGCAGCGAGGAAGCCCTGCGTGCATTGCAGGAGGCCGCGTTTATCCACATCGTAGGCACGGCGGACGTTGATTTCACACCGATCCGCGACGGATTGTATGATGTAAGCAATTTGTCTCAGGAGACGTTGCAGGTGCTTCAGGGATTGGGTCTGTTCGACATCGAAACGGTCGATCTGCCCATGACCTATTACGACCTTGAAGTCGCATCCAACAACAGCCGGTTTATCGGCGGCGGCGCGAGATTTGACGATGGTATGGGCGACGCGGGCGTGGGCAACGTGACCTACAGACCCGTAAGGCATACTGTCAATGCGGGTGCGACCGTACTGAAATTCAGAAACTCCAACATGAAAACGCCCACTAAGAAATCCTCCGGCGGCAGAGGAGGCAGTGGGAGCAAGGGCGGCGGAGGCGGCGGTGGAGGCGGCGGCTCCAGCAAGGCCAGCTCTGAGGTGCAGAACCGACTGGATGCGCTCGAAAACCTGTCCACGCCCATTGACTACCGCCTGAAGATCGCCCAAGGGTGGGAGGAATACTACCAGCAGACAGGCGAACTGTCCAAGACCATCCCCTATATGGAAGAGCAGATCAAACTGCACACCGAGCTGTCTGAAATCTACGCCAAGAACCGCAAGGAGCTGGAACCGCTGGCCCTCGCCCAGAAGGCGCAGGTGGAAAACATTCAGGGGCAGATTGAGAGTCTGACCAAACTGCGCGACCAGTACTCCTCCGGAAGCAGCGCGTACAAGAATTACGACAAGCAGATACAGGCGTTGCAGGCCCAGTTGGAGGAACTGCTCCCCGACTATGAAGCGCTGGTGGAGGCGGTGGACGGATACGCCCTGTCCGAGATTGAGGCGAAGCAGGCCATTGACGAGCTGAACCGGAAGATCAAAGAACAGAGGACGGCCATACGCACCCTTCGCGCCGACATGAAGGACACCCTGAGCGGATACATTGACAATCTGAAGGAACAGCAGAGGGAACTGGTGGACGCGACCATCTCCATGCAGGATACGGTCATCGACATCCTGCGGGAAGAAGCGCAGAAGGAGCTTGACCTTGAGAAGGAAAAGCTGGACAAGAAGAAGGAACTGCTGGGCGAAGAGCTGACCGCGATACGCGACAATTATAACGAAGCGAAGGAACTGGCCAGTCAGCAGGCCAAGGAGGAGGAGCTGCGCGAAAAACAGCGTCAGCTCTCCCTGCTGTCCACCGACCCCACCAAGGCAAAGCAGAGGGCGCAGCTTGAAAAGGAGATTGCAAAGCTCCGCGAGAACATGGCCTGGGACGCGGCGGAGAATGAAGTATCCGCCAACGAAGAGGCTGTGCAGGGACAGATTGACAATCTGGACGAGCTGATCACCGCCAACCGTGAAGCCTACGACGCCATCTCCGGTTACAACGAAGAACTGGTGAACAAGATGTATGAGGTGATGTCCCAGACCGAAGAGCAGATGATTGCCTGGCTGAAGGAACATTCTACCGCATACGCCGAGTCCACCAAGGAAGCGCAGGGGAAGCTGGTGGAGGAGTGGCGGGACACTCTGAACACCATCTACGGCGTGCTGGAGACCAACTGGCCTGAAGTGGAAAAGCTGATGACCGACGGTCTGGACAGGGTAATCGCCAAGATGAAGGAAACCACCGACTACATGACGGCGAACAGCGAAGCGCAGGAGAACATGATTGAGGCGCTGACCGATGACTGGAACAACATGCTGGAAGCGGTGAAACTGCTCTCCAAGCAGGAGAAAGACACAAACCAGAAGTCCATCTACGATCAGCAGGCGCAGAGCGCATCCTCCGCGTCCTCGTCTTCCTCCGGCGCGTCCGCAACGCCCACCGGCGGCGGTGCGTCCGTGAAGGCCAGAACCAGCGGCAGATACTATATGCGCGACACCTACTCCACGACCGGCAACGCCCTGACGGTGGTGCCGGACGGCGCGTCGGTGACCGTGGACGGATACCACGACAACTGGTATCATGTGACTTATGGGAGTAAAACCGGCTGGATGTCCTCCGGCGCACTGCGGGGCATTGACAAGAGCAAGCTGAAACAGTACCACAAGGGTGGTCTTGTGAACTTCACCGGCCCCGCGTGGCTGGACGGTACGCCGGACAATCCCGAGGGCATCCTGTCCCCCGAGCAGACCAAGCTCTTCAGCCGGTTCGTGCTGAGTTTGGAGCGGCTGTACCTGCCCGAGGCGGGCGGCGGCGCAGAAGGCGGCGTCGGCGGCTTCACCGTGGAGCCGGGCGGCATCGTCATCAACGTGGAACGCTTGGACGGCGACAGGGACTATCAGGAAGTGGCAAGCGGCGTGATGAACGCCATCTACCAGCAGTTCAAGGTAAGACGGTAAACGAACGGGGCTGCGTCTGACGGCGCGGCCCCATCCTTATACCAAGAGGTGGTGAATACGTGAACAACTTTGACGCGGGCTTCAGCTTTTGCGGCTATCACAGCGACCGGGACATGGACGTGGCCATCGGCAACTTCGACGAGGCCATGAACGCCATTGCGCCGGATTTCAGCGCACTGTCTGAAACCGTGGACGGATATGACGGCGGTTACTTCACGGGGACGAAGGAGGGGCCGCTGGCGATCCCGCTCCAGATCATCGTGGACGAAGCGCCCAGGAGCAAGCTCAACAAAATTGGCTGGTGGATGAGACGGGGCGCGGTGGGGCAGCTCATCTTCGACAACATGCCCTACAAGTATTACATGGCCCGTGTGACCAGTCAGGCCACGCCGCCCATGTATATGCACTTTTCTCAGACGCTGAACGCCTTTGTGTACAGCGGGGTCATCAACGTGACGCTGACCGCGTACACCCCCAGAGCGTATCTGCTGGACGAAGTGCTTGCGCAGTACCCGGACATCGGGAGCGCATATGACGGCGTGAACGACGCAACCGGCATCGTGGAGCCGTCCGTTCGCCCGGCGAAGACTCTTACGAATCTTACGGGGACAGTCAGCGCGACCCTGCTCAATCAGGGTACAGCTCCCGCCAAGGCCGCCATTACCGTGACCGGAACGATGGAGGCGGGCGTGACCGTGAGCAACCTGACCACGGGACAGAGCTTTACGCTGACGGCCCCGGACAGCGCGGCCCATACCTACACGGTGGACGCGGAGAGAGGCTTTGTGACGGAAACCAATGGGACGACCGTGACCATCAACAGTAATGTAAAGACCGGGCATTTCATTGAGTTGGCCTCGTGCATGCCCTTCCTGCGGGACGTGCCCTGCACTGTCTCCGGGAGTACAATTACATTTGACGCGTCCCAGCCGATGAACGCGAACAATACATATATTCTGGCCGGGAGCATTTGGTACCCTGTGACGGTGATCAACGGCAATACGGTGACCGTGAACGGCACGCCCAGTTCGGTAAGTACTGTATGTGTGGCGCAGATGAACCGGATTGAGATCACGGTGCCTTCCGGAAGCTCCATCTCGCTGGTGCAGTTCGATTACAGGGACACCTTCTATTGACGGGCGGTGAGGAGGAACATGCTGAAACAAAGGAACATTGAGCTGTCCATCCATACGCCGGATGGGACGAAACAGTGCGAACTGTACGACAGCCTGTGCCAGTTTGAAGGGCAGGCGGGGAACCTGCAAATTGTGTACGACGAGGATGAGCTGTACACGATGACCTTCGACGTGCCACGGCGTATCACGGACGAGAACGGCGACCTGATTGAAAACTACCGCTGGGGCTTTTGCCGGAACGAGTATCTGGTGTACTACACCGAGGACGGCGTGACGGACGTATACACAATCAAAAGCACGGAGGAGGCGGACAGGGGTGGCGTTGAAAGCGGCAAGGTATCCTGCATTCACCGGAGTGAACAGCTCAAGGCAAAAGGATATGCTGTGTCGATGGAGAGTCAGGTTGGCGAAACCTCCGAGCTGGCCAGCGCAATCCTGAAGGGGAGCGGATGGAGCCTCGGAACCGTTGACCACTTCTATGAGGAAGACCTGTTCGACAAATTCATTGAAACCACCGGCGGCCTGATGAATACGCCTTCTCCCATCTCCTTTGGCGCGTACATGGAAATTGCGGAGGCCAGCGGCGCGTCCTCCTGGAACGCGACAAACGGCTGGCAGAACGCGGGCATTCACATCGAGACCCACGGCAAGAACCTGTGCGACGGGCTGATCGAGAAGGGGCACCTGAACGCGGACGACGGCACGCCGGAATACTCCACGCAGACCAACGCATACCGCACCATCAATTACGTGGAAATCGCGGCCTTTGCGGGGCAGAAACTGACGCTCTCCGGGACCAACGTGGGCGGCGCGGAATGGCACTTCTTCAACGGCGCGAGAACGCAGCTTTCCACCGCGACAGGCCTTACCGCCACACTGCCTGCGGGGACGAAGTACATCAAATACGAGCTGTGGAAGGACGCGACCGGCTCCGCCAACTACGCCACGCCGCCCACCGACGTGCAGCTGGAGCTGGGGCAGACGGCCACAACCTACGAGGACTACGTGGTGCCTTATACCATCGACGTGCCGGTGCTTGGGCAGTATGACAGTGTAACGCGCAACCACATCTACCGCTATACCGTGTATGACGATACAAACCATACCGTGTCCCGGTCGGAAACGCTTCTTGCGGACGAGCCGCTGGACGCCTACACGGCGCGGCTGTACGAGGGCGGCACGGTGTACGTGAGCAACAGCGGCGTGGGCAATCTGTCCGTGGTGCTGAATTACACCGTGTCCGACCCGGAAGGCGCGACGCCCCGTGAAAAGGTGCGCACGCTCTCCAAGGACGCGGGCACGTCCGCCTACGACGCGCTGGTGGATCTGGCAGATCTGATGGGCGCGAAGCTCTCCTTCGACGGGTACAACAAGCGCGTAAACATCGTGCAACGCATCGGTGTGGAGAGCAACGTATCTTTCAACATCTCCTACAACATGAAAGCCATCTCCCGGGTGCGTTCCTCCAACGAGATGGTGAGCCGGTGCTACATCGGGGACATGGACGGCGTGACCATTACGGGCGTGAATCCCATGGGTACCAACTACCTGCTGGACTTCTCCTATGCCCGGCAGGCGGGGCTGATCACCCCTTCGCAGGAGCAGGCCATCACTGATTTTGAGGGCGGCATTGCGGCCATTAACGAAAATCTGCTGGACTATCTGGACCTGCAATTTGAAACGACCAATAAAATCAACAGCCTGATCGGCTCCACGCCCTTCGGCACGGCCAAGGTGGCGAGTTTTAACGCCAGCGCGGGGACGATGGTACTCAGCGACCTGCTCTATTATGAGGGCGGGAACGTGCCCACCACCGACTCTACAATGTACGTGCGGATGGGGACGGGCGTGTGGACGCTGGTTACGGTGTCCGCTTACAACACCGGGTCCAAGACCCTGACGGTGGAAGGAACGCTGAACGCGCCGGACAACGTGTGCTGGTACACAGGAGCGCTCCCCGGCACCATCGGCGCGAGAATCATCGCTATTAAGTCCAAGAATGAAACCTACGATCTGGCGAAGACGCGGTATGACGCGGCGACGGACGCGACCGAAAGGGCGACCTATTCGGAAGCCATGGCGGAGGCCGTGGCGGAACTGAAGAATCTGTCCGAAGGCACCGCCACCATGGCAGGCCTGTCCCAGATGTACGCGGAACTGAACGCGCTGATTGAGGCGCTGAATCTGGTGAACAGCCAGATCGACGCGGCCAATGCGGCCTCCACGAACCTGAATGAACAGTTTGAGGACGCAATGGGCGACCTGCTCCGGGACGGCATGTACGACGAAGGCGAGTATATTGAGGGCCAGGAACTGGCGCTGTACACCGACGTGAAGGAGTATCTGGCCAAACAGGCGCTCCCGCAGGTGGAGTACAGCGTGGATGTGCTGGATCGCGGCGTGCTTGAAGAGTACGAAATTGAGAAGGTTCACTTTGGCGACGAGGCGTATGTCACCGATCCGCAGATGGGCATTGAGAATCTGCCGGTGACGGTGGTGCATTACGTGGACGAGCCGATGAAGGGCCGATGCAATACGCTCAACATCGGCAACTTTGACCGAAACGGCGATGATCTTTTCCAAAGCATTATCGACGCGGCAAAGACCGTGCAGACCCGGCAGAAAGTAATCGAACGGGCCGTGACGCTGACGCCCCAAGGACTCATCGACCCGGAACTGATCCGGCAGAGTATCGAGGCCATTGGGGAGCCAGAGACGGACGACCCGGAGGAAGAGATCGACGTCACCAAGATTGAAAACTTTGAAAGCGCGGTGTCCCAAGTGGTGCAGGACA